CAGCGTCGGTGTGGTCGGCGCGAAGTCAACAGGTGCGGGGAGCGGAGCGGGGGTGATGGTCGTGCCAGTGTCGGTTTCAGTAAACGTGGGAGACACCGCCGTGACTGGTGGCTTGGGCGCTGGCGGTTTGTACGCCAACTCAGCAACCGACTTGCCTGTGGCCCGCATAACGTCGGCTTCATTGATATCGACCGCTTGCATGGCCTGCCGGATTTGCGCTTCCGTGGCTTGCGGGTTTTCTGCCATCCACATTTGGATGTTCTTGTTCATCCCCTCCAGGCCAGTAAGCCCTGTGCGCGAGCGCCAGTCGGCTTGGGTCAGCACATTCTGCAAACCGCCCGAGCCACCACCGGCGGCAATCGCGCGTCGGATGTCGTCGGTATCTACGCCGTACTTATTAGCGGCGTCTTGGATTTGGCTGTAGGACAGGTTGGGGTTCTGCTGAACGAAGTTCTGAATGTTCTGGTTCAGGCCCGCAAGCCCCGTCTGACCACCAACGGAAGTCCAATCCGGCGAAGTCAAAACCGTGCGCTCGGCGCCAGACACAGCGGGAGAACCGCGCTGTGCAGCCAATTGCTGAAGGGTCTGCCAGTCAGTGTCGGTCTGTTGCCCTGCCGCCTGCCGGATAGCGGCGTCTGTAAAGCCTTGGCTCAGGAACTTGTTGTACAAGTCCGCCTTTTGCTCAGGCGTGTAGGTGCCGACGTCCGAAGGGAGCGAGGGGCCACCAGCGGCAAGCGCCACAATGCCGCCGCCTGCCATGCCTCCAGGCGGTTGTTCTTCTTGCGGGGCAGGGGCAGGGGCCGGAGCGGGCGTGGTGCCTGCCTTGTTGATGGCCGAGAACATCGGCAACTGCTCCAGACCGCCCGTGTACTGATTCCATGACATTGGGCGGATGCGCGGTGGGTATTGGAAACCAGACCCAGGCTGCTGAGTAACTGTCTTCGGCTGACCAAACGCATCTGCGCCAAGCATGGCGGCTGTACCGGCTTTGAATAGACCAGAAGCCCCACCAACTCCTTGCATAAACCCAGAGCGACCAGCTTCTGTGCCAAGTGCTGAAATACCCGACATGGCTTTTTGAGCCGGGGAAAGCGTGCTGTAAAGCAGTCGCTGAGACTCTGCTGTCGTTAAAGGCTGACCGGCGGTTGCCATTGCCAACTCATTTGCCGCAGCGAGTTGTTGCTGCGCCGCCGCACTGCCTGTAAGTGTTTCGACTCCGGGCGTCCCCGCTGCGGCGCTACCTGCCGCTTGCAATCCACCAGCCAACGAAGCACCGCCGTAGGCGCCCATACCGGCCATGATGCCCTGCCTAAGACTGCCGGTGGCCAGACCTGTAAGACCGCCAACCGCGATAGCCGTACCTGCGGCACCACCCAAACCGAGCATCCCGCCAATAGCAGTGCCGACGCCGGGAGCGATAAAGTTAAGGGCAAACCCTGCAATCGCAGGCAGCAGTTTTTTCAACCATCCTGCTTCTACTAACCCGGTTTCTGGGTTTACGGTAAGCGATCCACCGTGTGCCAAGGCAAGGGCTTGCAGACCCTGGACTTCTCCGGGGGTCATGTGGACGAGCATCTTGTCGTCGCCCCGGCCTTTTTCAGCGAGGTGGTTGGCTAGTGCAACAAGGCTCATGTGCGCCCCTTGGAAATGGTTGAGTTCATTTTAGGTCGTTTGGGTGCTTAGCGGCTAATCTCTTCCCAGTCCAAAGAGCCCAAGACCTGATCCCCGTTGGATGCCGCCGTGCAAGCAAGCGTCAGTTCATACGCAGTGGCGGTGAACGGATCGCGCTCCAGTTGAGAAGCGAACAACGCTTCCTTCAAAATGTCCACGCTATTGGAACCCTGATTGGAGCCCTGAAAGAAACCCGTTGCCAGAATCCGACCGGTGCCCACGGTGAACGCCGTGCCGGTGATGTTGTACTCAACTGCGGAGTTTGTGCCTGCACTGACCCAAGTGCCGCCCGTTGTGGTGCCAGACGCCACAACTTCCCACTTGTAGTTGGCGTTGTTGGTAATGCCCAAAATAGATATAGCCGTCAGGATGGCAATCGCGTCAAGGCGGGCTGTCTTCAAACGAATCGACACCACGGGGTAGAACGTACCGGCAGTGGTCAATGTTTTGGGGCTTGTGATGGTGTTACCAGCAGACAACTGCGCGCCACGCAACTCGTAGCCGCCTTCGGAGATCACAGTCGAGCACACCTGTTTAAGCGTGCTTGCCCCAGTGGTCGCCGCCACATTGGTCATCTCGTACCGCAGCGGCAAAGAAGCGGTGGTGATGTAGGTGGTATTGACCAGATTGGCGTGGTCAAAGTTGTGGCACGGGACAAATGCCCCGTTGATGATGAAGCCCGTGCGGACCGTACCAAGACCAAGCCACTCAATGTCAAGATACAGAATCTGCGCCTTAGAAGAGTCCAGCGTCAGGCCAGACGGACCGGTGCCGTCCAGTGGGTCTTGATTCCAATCTGCCTGGGCAACACGGGTGTTGATCGGAGCGCCTGTCACGCTGCTGCGCTCGACCATGTAGTTGGTTGAGCCTTCGCGTTCAAAGTAAATGCCGTTGGCTGCACCATAGTAGCCCGCACGTTGGCGTAGGTTGGCCTTGGCAGTGCCAAACACAAACGTGTTCATCACCAACAGGCTCTTACCCGGCTGATACGAGAACACCTTGATGGTTTCACGAATGATCTGATCCCCGTTGGCAGTACCCACGGTCAGATTCATCAAGCCTTCGTTTGCACTGAACGTGGCGGCGGCAGTGCCTGTGATGCTGTTGGCCCAGAGGTTGTTGTCGGCGTAGCGGTGGGATGAGTCGAACAAGGTCAGCGGGTTGCTGACCCGCAGCCGCCCAAAGGCGTCTACGTTGGTGCCGCCAATGGAGATGGGGATGGGTGTGGTGGTAGTCACAATCCGCCTCAGTATCGCGTCAAGCCGGTTGAAGTACAGGCGCAGAACGTTATTGAACTGCTCGTGGTAACGCGACTCGTAGTCCCGAGGGGCCAGAGGCAGGTTAGGCGGCGCAGGTACGGTTGCATCTTCGATAAGGAACGTCATCGCCGTCCATCCGGTCTGATGTCAATACGCGGGGCGCCCAACTGCCACGTCGTGCCCAGTTGATTGGAGTCAATCTTGAAGATCAGTTGTCGCCCACGCACGCGGGTGTAAATCTGGCCGGTGAACTCTTCGGTAATCACGTACGTCGAACCCCTGACCACCGGTTTGCCAGAACTGTCGATGCTGCCTGAACCGGAGTTGTACAGCCCATACAGCGTCATGTTGACGGTAGCCGAGCCTGCGGTGGAGTTCTCAAACGTGATGTCGGGCAGCATGCGCCACACGAACCCGAAGTTGTGGCCGTCGCCGATGTCGAATTCAGACGAAGAAATGTTGGCGCTGATGGGCAGCGAAGTTGCCGTTTCGTTGTCGTCTATACCCTGCTCGTGGTTCACGAGGTTGTGGCTGTACGTTGCAGCAATAGGGTAGTCGCGCAGACCCGAATCAAGCCACGCGGTCCTGGCCATCGTGCCGTAGTACCAGATGCGCTCAAGGTAGTTGTAGACAACGTAACGGTCCACTGAGTAGGAGCCCGCCGAGCAGTAGAACCACCAAACTTCGTTGAAGCCTTCGTTGGTACCGGCAAAAACTTGGGACGCCTGACTGGAATTAAAGTCGCTAAAAACGTACCGGCGAACATCGCAGGGCAGCGTCTGCACGCGACCGTCGTAGGCGTAGAACTTGTCCACGCCCATCCAGTAAACCACGCCAGAAGCGATGGCCACGGCATTGGGGCCGACGATGGAGATGTTGTCACCCAGAAGTTGAGCGCCCCAGACGATTGGCGGCTCAAGGTACTGAAGCGAGTACAGGGCCGAGTCCGTGAAGACCACGATTTCCTGACGCGCCTGGATCGCGGTGATGATCTCCGAACCTGTTGACAGGCGTAAGCTGCCCGCTTGATTGGTGGCTACTGGAGTCCAGTCAAGCGCGTCCTCCTGCGCTGACCACCGGATCAACATCGGATCGAGCGTAGAAGAGCCGTAGTCGTTGCAGCCCATCGCAAACACAAACCGATTTACGTCGGACACAAAGATTACGTTCTGTAGGGTCGGCACGTCCGACGCCCCCACCGCAGTGGCCAAGTTGTACCCGCGTGTGGTGACGCCTGTCGAAGCATCCCAGTAATACATGCCCCCGCCGCGCGGGCCAAACACCAAATCCTCGCCCCAGTTCTTTTGGGTCCACAGTCGGATCGGTAAGTCGGTGGCCGTGCCGGTGCCCCACGGGCCTGCACCCCACGGGCCTGCACCCCAGCCAGTGATGGGCACGGAGAAGGCCGCGCCAGTATTGATTTGATATGCCGCAGAAACTGCCGCACCACCGGTGGCTCCGATGGGCACGGAGGAGGAAGTGGTAATGGTGTACGTGTTGACGTTGACGACCGTCAGTTGGAACTCGCCGTTAAGAAGCGCAGCAGACGCGCCTGTCACCCCACTGAACGTCACAAAGTCGCCCGTCACTGCACCATGCGCAGGGGCGTTGACCGTCACCGTGGTTGTGCCGTTACCCGTAAACGGATCCAAGGGTAGCGTGGTGGTGACACGCAGCGGCGTGATGTCGTTGTAGGCGCCGCCCTTTTCAATGTAGAACTTGAGGTTTGTGCCCACCCCTACCAAGTTCAAAAACCCCAAGGTCACCCAGTTCCACAGCGAACGGCAAGTGCCAAGGAAAGTGTTAGGCGAAACGCGCTGCCACCCGCCGATCTTCTCTGGCGTGCCTTGACGGAACCGAACCTTGTCGCAGTCGTACCACCCGCCTTCGGTGGTATACCGCGTGTTCTCGCGGTTGACTCCGGGCTTGAACAGGATTTTCTGGAGTGGCATGGCGGTATTTTCCTGTCAAGACAGAAAAAGGGCAATCTCGGCTTCACGGCGTTTTACCAGACCGGGCAGGACTTTGCCACCACCCATCGTCCACTGGCGGAAGGCGTCTGCCGCCCCGCTCCAGTCATCCCGATTGGCTCGCATCCTGATCTGGCTGCGCTGCAAGTTGCCTAGCCCCGCATTGAAGGCAAAACTGACCAGAGCGTCAAAGCTGCCTTGACGCCCAGGTACACCGGGAACAAGTCGAAGAACACCACGTTCAAAAGTGACGACGTCAGCGTGGAATAGTTCGTCGATCTCCGTCTTAGTCCAGACACGGCTGTCCTCCGGCTTCAAAAGGAACTCAGAGCGCAGCATCCCGGTATAGCCTTCCTTGCGGATGACCGGGAGCCTGATCTGCTCTTGGTACAGGACGTGGCCGTAGCCAATCGTCCAGATTTGGGCAGGGCAAAGGTAGGGTTTACTCCTAAATCCCTCATACTTGTGCATGAGGTCTTCGCCCGCCTTGCTCAGTTTCACTTCTTACTCCACTGGCGAGAACCGAACCAGTAGCCGATGATGCCCCCGAGGATCGCCATCTCGTCGGCAGAGAAGATCAGGTCCGAATACTTGATGATGTCGTCCATGCTCTGAATCAGATTCGGGTGGTTCCACAGATACCACGCCATGAAGGCGTTGATGGCTACCAACTCGAAGACGAAGATGTAGGTAACCGTAGGTCGGACGGTGCCGGTGTAATTCACCACCCATCGAGAAGCCTTGTCCATGATCTTCTGGTCGTGCGCCAGAGCCGCCTCGGTCATCCGGGCGTCTGTTTCCATCGCCACCTGCTCGGTGCGAATCTCCTCCATCCGAGCCTGGGCGGCAAATCCTGCTGCGGCCAACTGGAGTTCCCGCTCGGTCTGCACCTGAGCCAGACGCAGTTCATGGGCTTGGTCTGCCTTGTTCTGGAAGTATTCGAGCAATTTGGGCAGGCCCGAGAGCAGCAAGCCCCCGAGAGTGGAAAGAAGCGACAGCATCTCAGGCTCCTAGAGCAAAGAAAAACAGAAGCACCCCAACCGCCCCCACGCCGATGGAGGCGTAGAACAGGCTCAGAGTGACGGCCAGGATGGCGGCAGAGGACAGGACGATGGCCAGTTGCAGCGCCATGCCGGAGTAAGAGTAGTAGGAAGACTTGGCCTTGGCAGCGTCGCGTTTGGCTTCAGCAGCACGGGCCTTCTCCATGATCTCGTCCATGTCGGCGCGTTGCTTGACTGCCTTCTGCTCGTTGTTGGTGACCTCGTAGATAGTCGCCCGGACATTCTTGGCCTGATACCACGCCCACAGGTTGTTCGACTCTATGGTTCCATTGAGAACCGCAGATGAGTTCCGTCCGGCAAAGTAATTTGTAACAGCAAGGAGTAGAGCAAGCAGGCTAATAGAAACCGCAGCAAGAGCCTTGACATGGGCCTCCCTCTCTGAACGGCTTGCGCCTTCCGGCGGCTTCCTGAAACTCATT